CATGTCTTCGCGTTTGCTATTGGGCAGCAGGTCAATCACAGCATCCCATACTTCCAAAAGCAGGCTTGACCAAAACTCCATACCTCAGTCCTCCGTTGTCTGATTGTCTGTGTCTGCGATGTCATCCAGACTCCCGGGCAAAGATATCTTGGTCTCATCCCACTCTGTCATGATGAGATCCAATAGGTCGTGGGTGATACCACTGCGAAAATATTTGTGTTCTTTGCCCTGCCTGTCAGTGTATTTCAGCTTGTTGCCGTCCTTGACCAGCACGCCCTTTTTCTCAAACATTTCCACAAGACCACTGTATTCATCCATACCAGTGTCCCAGGGAATCTTGATCTCCACGCTTTCAAATGGCTTGTTGTAGCGTGTTTTCATGATCTTGCAGGCAGCACGTATGCCCCGGATGTCAGTGGTTTTCTTGCCATCTTCATCTTCTTTGAGCTTGAGCTTGCGCATGGCAACCACAATGGAACTGGCATAGATAAACCCCTGTCCACCGCTGATCTTGTCGTCTGGATCAAACATGTCCTGGCTGGCATAGGTATGATTGGTGACCACCAGTCCCACGTCATACTCGCCAAACATGTTTACACAGTTGCGCACCAGTGATGCCAAGGCCTTGGGTTTGCGACCCATGTCGCCTTTCATCTCGCCTGCTTCAAACTGGTTCACATCAGTGGGAGTCAGCAACATGCCCAAGCTGTCCAACACAAACAGTATTTTGGGACGCTCGCTGGGATCTGTTTTGTCAAAGCGAGTCTTGTAGTCTTTCATAAAATCGCTGACCAACCGTGCCACATCGTCAATCAAGGCCATGTTGACTTTGAGCAGCTTGTCCTCACTGGTATCCACGCCCAGGGGCTGCAGCCACTTCTCGTCCAGTGCATTTTCTGTGTCAATCAATATGGGAAACACACCGTCGCGCTGTGCATTGCGAATGATGTTGCCTGAACAGATATAGCTCTTGCCCGAGTTGTGACTGCTGATTCCATCACCCCAATAACGGTGATTTTTATGGCCAATCTCAAAGTCATAACACTCTTCATCTGTTTGATCAACAACCGCGGTCACCAAACCATAAGGAGTATATAAATTGTCAGTCAACACTCGATCACCAATATCCAATTCTCCTGCAAGCTTCCAAACAAGAGTGCCATTATGCATAACTTGCACAAGATGGTTAGTTGCACAAAGCGTAGTTTTACCATTGTCAAGGCTCACTTTGACCATTGGCAGTTCACCTTTGTCAAACCAGTTAATGATTGGTTGATAACCATCGGGCGTACCTAGTTCAATATCATATTCCCTAGAAAGCCACAATTCTCTAAGCTCACCGACAGTGACTTGTTTTTCTTCAGTATGTTCCATCAGTTGATCTTTCTTTCCTGTGTTGATTTATACATTCTACTGCATATGCAACCATATCAGTGGGATTGGACCTGAATTCACTTTCCCAAACTGGATAACAATTACTTCTTTTTTAGTCGTACTTTCACTTTGGCACTGGCAGGTAAACAGCCGCTCTGTCCTGCAAACATGGTGACTTTGCCCAGAGGTATGCCGTGTTTGAAATCACCACTGATGGCATAGTTCAGTGCATAGTTACCGCTGTGAATCCAAGTGCCGGGATCATGGAAACCAATGCTCATCGTGGGAATGGCTTTGGTAATGTCTTTTCTAAAGCGCGAAATATCATAGGGTTTCATGTGATGCCTTTCATGGTCTGAGCAGGCGAAGGCTGACCAGCAACCTCCGCCTTGCCCTCTGTGTGGGATTAAGACTGGTTACCAGCCTTGCGTGCGCGAATGGCAGCCAAAATATCATCTGGTGATGACAGCTTGGGCTTGTCTTGCACAGGAGCAGCTGAACGCGGAGCCGGTGCATTCCATGGCACATCCTCATCGCGCGGTGCAGACTTGGGAGCCACACGGTCCATGATGGTGGCAGATGTCACTGGTTTGACAGCAGCTTTGACCACCGGAGCCGGCGACAGGTCGGCATCATCACCGCTTGGCCCAGCAGCAGAGTCAAAACGCATGCCATTGGGCCGATAGTACTGCCCCCACTTGTCTGCATCATAGAGTTCTTCCTGCACACTGGCAGCAAACATCTCCATGATAGCAGCCAGATGTGCATCATCTGGCTTCTTGGGCAAGAAGCTGCTGAGAGTAAACAGACCATAGGTGTCAATGGCATGCAGCTCGTCACTGCTGAGCGCACGTTCCTTCATGGACCATGAACTGCTGCTATAGTTGGCATAGCCACCCTTAGTAGTCTTTGACAGATAGAAATCACGTCCGGATTGGTAATCAGTAGGACTATTCTCAAGATCCTGACGCATAAGGATTGCCTTGATAGCATCAAACACGCTAGGATTGATGATAAATCTCCGGATTGGATTTTCCGGTGTTTGATCATCCTTGTTAGGATTCTGCGTGACAAAACCCTGGAACACATAGCTCTTCTTCCGCCAGTAGCGGCGAGCCATATCCTCCAAGCTAGGGTCCTTCCACCACGGACGTGTCTCGGCTGCAATGGGACAGCTGCCTGGCTTCCACATGTCCATGCAAGGAACCTGCACTTCCACTGGGCGAGCGTCATTCTGCCCCTTGACTCCAGGGAATGGAATCTTGATGATGAGCCGTTCCACCCAGAAGAAGTCGTTGGTGTCGTCGCCGTCTGGCAGAAACCTCAGAGTGGCAGAACTACCTTCTGGGTTGTTCCAGAACGGATAGATACTGTTGTCTCCGGTGAATGTGCCGCCCTTGGAGCGGTCTTTGCGTGCCTGCTGCTCCAGCAGCTTGGCTTGTATTTCTTTAAGACTCAGTGCCATGATATGTGCCTCCTATGTGTGCTTTCATGTGCCTATTGGTGCTATAGACAGCCAGCAACTGTGTATTGCTAGCTGACAGTGTATTTATGCAAGATCTATTGTCAAGTGCAGGTATTAACAAAAATCCTTCATTTCACAAGGCCATTGCACAACTACTGTTTTAGATGATACCAGCCAATGCTTCTAAACGCAAGAGATCTGCAGTGATATCACTGTCTGCCTCTGCGGCATCCTGCACCCGACTCAGCAGATATCTAGCTGCAGTGGTCAGAGCACGCATGCCAACATCATCAGACTTTTCACAGCCGCAGGCCTCAGCCAGCTGATTGCGCAGCTCTATCACACGATCAGCAGGAGCATTGGTAATCTGGTTGGCCATTTGCTCCAAGGCCTGTGCATAGCCTCTGATGCCGCTGAGCTGCTTGCTGCGTTTGCCAAGCTGTTCCAACGCACCTTTGACCTTAAGTGACAGATCACCGTCTTTGCTGCGCTGCATGTGTCTTGCGGCTCGCTTGAGGTCCAAATAGTCCTCGCTCATCTTCACAATGGCACAGCCGGTGCGATCTGAAAACACACCGTTATTGGCCAAGTGACGTGCCATAGCTCGTGCTCCAGCTATATGAGCCAGAGGGTACTTGAAACGTTCGCCATGATGGTTTTCTATAAAGATATGCTTGACACGACGCCAACGGCTGCCCCGTTTGTCTTCGTTCACAGGGTCTGTATGACGAATGATCAGCCGGCTGTTGCCTATCTGCTGATAACTGCTTTTGGTACTGCCATAGGGCTTGCTGATATCGCGACTTTCTCGGATGTTGTTTACTGCATCTTCGCGGGGATCAATGTCATGATCAAATTTGTACCAATTGACGCTGATGTTTTCCCTGTCACCTACATTGGTCTGCAGACTGTTCTTCAGCTGTATCACCAGATTGAAATCCCTGTCATCGGCCAAGTTGGGTGTTTTGATGTCCATGTGGCTGCTGGCATCGTCGTCGTGTACACTGACCAAGATGTTGAAACTCTGCAGCTGCGGATCATGACTGGGTATGGTGGAAAAAAAGCGTGTGGCTTCGTGCGGGTCCATGGTTTTGCTGCCACCTTTGTCAAACATCTGCGTGCGATAACCACGGCCTCGCAGTATGCCAAAGATCTTGTCTCCTATAAGGTCCCAGTTGCGATTCATCAAGCTTCTCCAGACAGTTTGCCATGTATTTAAGACATCAATAGCCAAAACTTATGGGCATGGGTTCCTCGGACACATCGTTAAAATCATCCTTCATGAGGTTGCCAATGCTCTCATCCCAGCGCGTTACCATCTGCATCATCCTCACACACAGTATCAACGCCATGACTGCATCATCATGCTCTCCGCTCTTGCCGCGGAAGCTGTCACCGTGACTCACAAAGAACTTCAGTTGACGGACCAACATCCTACTGCGCAGTTTGAGCTTGTCGCTTTCCACAAGGCTTTTGAGCTTGGTGCAGGCCATGGCCTTGCTGCGCACATTGGTATTAAGACCTCTGCGCAACCTTGCAATACCCTTGACTTTTGGTTCATGCAGCCAGATAGCATTGAAACTTTCTTCGCCCATCTCGTCTATAGTAACGATAGCTGCTTCGCCCCAGCTGTTGTTTTCCAACGTGAAATATATCTCAGGTTCGCCTCGCTGTTCACTGCTTTTGCGCATCTCGCTGTGTATGAAATTAATGATGCTCTGCAGGGTCTTGACCTGCTGGGGTATGCTGGTGCGATTATGCGTCCATTCCGCTACCTGAACCATGTCTGGTAGGCTGAATAC